AGCTAGACCGAAGTGAACAAACAGATTTTTAACAATCTGCAACTCAACTTTTTCAGTTGGGTAAGGTTGATTGAAAGTCACAGCAAACCTTTCAAGGAATGCTTCATTAAGTACATTCGTACCAATGTATCGACCATCATCAGATCCTTTACCTTTGGTGTTAGCAGTAGCAAAGATGTTAAATCCTTTAGCAGGAGTAATCATTTCATTTTTTAGTTTGAAATAAAATGGCTTTCCTTCAAGGATCGGTTGTAAACAAAGAAGTGTGTTAGCACCACCAGCATCAATCTCATCAAGAAGAAGAGGGATACCATATCTCATGGCGATAACAATTGGACCTTCTACAATCTCAACATTACCATCAACCAAAGTTTTAGAACCAATCAACTGATCTTCATCAGTCATCGTGTTTAAGTTTACACGAATTAAAGGTTTCTTGGTGTTAGCACAAATCTGCTCAACAGAAGTAGATTTACCATTACCAGTCGGACCTGCAATGTAAGCAGGATAGAACATACCAGACTTAATAATAGTCTGTAGATCTTTGTAGTTTCCGAAAGGAACATAGTTAGGATCCCTTGAAGGAACCAAACTGTCTTTATCTAAAGTGGTAGAAACCACTGAAGATGATTGCTTAACAATCGGAGCAGGCTCAGAAGCAACTGGCTCTGAAATCGGAGCAGTCACTGAACCACCAGGAATAACATAAAGAGCAGGTCGTGAACCAGCAACTCTATTTTCCCATACCATGCCAGGAACAGATATCCCAGCATCCCTTACAGCTTGAAGCTGTGCTTGAGTCATTTGTTTTGACTCACTAACTTCAGGAAAAAGTTCATATGCTTTTTCCAAGAAGGCAGTTTCTTTAGATAAGTTTGTCATAATATATACCTCGTTTTATCAATTTATATACATATTCTACACTATTTTGATCCAAAAGTAAAGTAAAATCGTACATTTTTTTAAACTATTTTGTTATTAAAAATCAGCTACTTATAACCTTTTTATCCTCTGATGATAAAAAATCTTGGAAACTTATCTCTCCAGACTCGTATTTCCATGTTCCATCGGTGTTATATTTGGTTGGAAATGCACCAGTCTTGTCAAATGTTTCAATGGTTTTACGAATGTGGTTTCCCTCTTCATTCTTCATCGCCATGAATGTATGTAGCACTTTATTGTTTGGATCCTTTCGCCATAATTCAATAGCAAGATATTCCACGACTTTGTAGTCCATGCTAGTTTTTAAATGTTTTCCCATGATATAGTTCTCCTTGTTAATAATGTCGTATTATTCCTGCAATAATAAAAAAGCAGGTAAGTATTTCTAAATAAAATTTGAACTTACTCATATCCAAATCTCCTTAAATCTTCTGAGTAATATTTTTGAATTGTTGAACGACCAGCTTCTAAATATTCTTCATCATTGTGTTCAGTCATTCTGGTAGTTTCATTTAATTTTTCACCCTCTTCATCTTCAATTCTTTTTACATGTACATTATCTGATATCCATAAATGTTGTTGAAGATATGCTCGATATTCAAAATGTTCATCCATCATATTATTTGCTTTGCTAACAAGGTTTAACCACTTAACATAATTTTCTACAGATAAAGTAGAGTGTAATTGTTTTAATTTATGTAGCATAACTTTATCAAACTGACTTTGTTCTGTTATGTACTTTGTAGCATTTAAATGTATTTTCAATCTATGTTCAGTATTAAGAAACTCATCTCTTTCTTTACTAATAAATTTTTTTGGCATAAAGTCTAATTCATTACAAAACAAATAAAGCGAGAGCAATCTATTATGTGGATTTCTTACATGAGTATAGATACAATCATAATCAGCATACTGCTCATCATAAGGACTGTGTTTACCTGTAGGCACTTCTATTAAATCTTCACCATACATTTGCTTCAGCTTGTACTTCTCAGTTGTACCACCTGATTTTGGAATGTGTATGTAATAAACTTTTTTAGGAACGATGTATGTCATTTAATCCAATCAACTTTATATTTCTTTAAACTCTTAGGATATGATTTTGGTAAATAATTCATATACTTGCTTAACCAGTTTTCTATTGGTTTTACTTTTTTCCCTAAGAACAAACTCATTTGATAATAAAATATTCCTCTTTCATTTGGCTTATACAAATATAAATCATTGTCGTAAAGATATTGTGTTTTAAGTTTGCCTTGTTTATTTGCCATTAGAGACTCAATATGAAAAACCATATCTTCTCCCATTTTTATATCTTCTTTAAACTGAAGAGAAATATGACCTTGTTTAGAAAAACCAATCAATCTATTTAATACACCCTCTTGACCATTTGGCGATTGGTAAAAAGACTCTAGAATATTTCTCATCTTTTCAAACTCTTGTAAAATAACAGGAAACGAATTTGTTTCTCCGACATCATCTCTAATAATCTGACCTAATTGATTTGGCTCATACTTATCATAAATTTTATCAGTATCATTCCATTGCATCTTACCACCTGATAAAAATAGAAACTCTCCATCATAATTCCTTTTAAATAGTTGTGGAAAAGTTTCTCCCCATTCATCATCGCCATCAATATTAAAACAGTATTGAAAAGGTTTTAGATTGGTATCTATACAAAAATTATGCATCAACATATTCTTTCCTCTTCCTGGCATACCATTGCTAAGACTTCTTGAAAAATAATGACAACCTTTTTCTTTACAAGCAATCTGCATCCTATCTGCCCAATTTTGATTATTGGTGTTTGCGTGTACCCATATAGGATATCCTTGACAAGAGTCCATACATTTTAGGATATCACTCTTAGTGTGATTATCACTAATGAGTATTCCGACTATTCCTGTGTAGCCTGAGTAGGACATAAAAATAAAGGGACACCAGAGTTGTGTCTCCATTGTTGTGTTACATTCATAGTTTTACAAATACTGTATGCTTCTTTTTTATTAGTGCTTTCTGCCACTATTTTATTTTTGTAATCCCCACCATTTTCTATTACACGAAAAGTGTTGCGAGATCTTTTTACATGGTATTTTAATTTTGATGCTGGTGGTGGTTTTCTTTCTTTTACAGCCATGAGCCATATCCTTTCTCTTTTGCTTCAAGTAATTGGTTCGCTCGGCTCATTACCCACGGATCTCTGAGAGGTAAATGATGACCAGTGGATCCATCCCACCGAGCGAATGCTTCATCAAAAAATTCTAATTGACAAAGCAATGGATGTTCTTTTTGCAAATCACGAAGTTCGTCAGCCCATTTTTGCCATGTCGCATCGTCAACGATGTTCTCATTTAATTCATAATATAGGCAAGAATGGACCAACATTTGTGTTCGTCTTTGCTTAATCTTTTCTTTTATCTTTTGCGATTCTTCGCTAGTAGTATCTATCGGTAAAGCCATTCTAACATCTCTATTGGTTCATGCTGACTACCATATGGACTTAGCCATATAATCATACCGACAGCAAACATTGATATTGCTATTCCTAATATAAATGGTCGTAATTCATTCATTATGCTACCCTTTCTACGAATGTACTCATTAATACTTTCGATTGTCTGTTTTGTTTTAATCCTTTAGAGAACTGTCTAGCAATCTGAGCAGCAGACTTGTTAGCATCTACCTCTATTTCTTCACTAGCAGGATTAAGTTTTTTAGAATCTAAGAAGAACATCTCATCACGACCACAGTCTTTGATAGATACCCAACCATTATTCTTACGACATTGTACTCTAGTCTCTTCAATTTTAAGATGGTCATAACCCCAGTCTTTATCTTGAACATTGTAATGACCAAACTGTCTCATTCCTTCTCTAGTATTTCTACCGATGTAATATCCGATAGTAGCACAATTATATCTTTTACTGATTGCATCAAGATATGCAAAGTCATAACCACCAGATTCTCTTCTGCCACTTACAACATATTTCTTTTTAGTCATTGGGTCAACAAGAGTATCAGTGTATGATCTTCTAAATTGACCATTCCAGCTTTCACCATAAGTTGCTCTACATCTATCATAGTTATCCTGAATACCACCTGACCATCCAGCACCATCAGTAAGAGTAATAAAATTCATTTTATCAATATTATTCTTTTTAATAAATCTACCAACGATACCAACTGAACACTCAAGTGCTTCAGTCAATGGAGTACCACTCAAGCTGTAAGAACGATCGTAGTGCCACATGAAACTGTGCATGTAAAAACACATTTTATCAAAATCTTTTTGACTCATTTCATGAGTAAGTAATTCATACAACCACATTGTTTGTCTTTTTAGATAATGTAAATCGTTCATATCTTCTGCTCTAGCTTTAGCAACTTTAATCCATCTCTCATCAGATTCTTCTTTAGCTTGATTGTAAAGATTATCATGATTAGAAAAAGCAAGAACTTGAAAAGGAATATTTACTTTACGACAGAAAGTAGAAAGTACAATCACCTGTCTCATAGTATCTCTCATAACATGATGCATAGAACCAGACCAGTCAACTAACATAATGAAGCCATGATTTTTATCATCAGCAACAACATTTATTCTCTTAAAGATATCTTCAGAAAGTTTATAGTTGTAAAGTTTGTTTACATTTAATTGACCAGTCTTAGCAATCTCAGTACGAGAATATCTTTGAGCAGACTTTTTCATCTCAAACTCTTTTACCATAAAGTCAATATCTTTTTTAATACCATCTACAAAAGTATTGTAGTCATCTTTATAGTAAGCACCAGATGTGCTACCAAGATATTTTCTACCATATCTAGTTTCGAAGTCTTCGATATCATATATATTGTCAACCCAAACATAATTACCAGTATCATTAATGTAGTTATCGTCATTCATCATACGATCTATAGAACTCTTGCCCACTTTATCAGTGTAAGGATCTTCAGATGGTCTTTCTAAATCAGCAATAATTTCTTTGTAAGTAATGATTGGGTCTACACCAAAAGGAAACTCAGGTATCTCAACATTTCTAAAAATCTTACCATCAAACTTAGCATGCTCTTTCATTTTTTCATCCATAGCATTTTGAGTTGTTGACATTAGATCTTCATCATAATAGTCATAAGGATTTTCAAATTCAGCAGGAGTTTCATCAGCTTGGTGATTACCAGCTGAAGTCATATAACCACCAGTACTTTCTGCATCATCAGTTTCTTCAGCATCATCTGACTCACCTTGGTCAAAATCATCATAGTCAAAATCATCATCTTGAGAATCACCTTCGTCAGACTCCATTTCTTCTTCTTCAAGATCTTCCTCTTCTAACTCATCAAGAATATCTTGATTTGCTTTTATTTTTGCTTCTTCCTCTTCTTGTTTTTTCTTACGAGAATAATTAGATAATTCTTTAGCAAGAGTAATAACTTCTTTAAAAGTTTTACAGCTATCAACTCTAGAAGCAATTTCAAACTCTTCTTTTGAAAACTTGATACCAGATTTAAGACCAATCTTAAAGTAAAGATTAATTTTGTCTATAAGGTTTAGAGAGTTAATATCTTTTTTACCGATACCGAAGAAGTCGTCATCAGCAAGTTTTTTATAACCTTGTAAAAAGTCTTGTCTTAATCCAGGATATTCAGCTTGAATCATTTTTTCAATACGAACATCTTCAATAACATTTGCATATTGTTTAAGTAATTTATCTTGAGCCATTTCTTCAGTCACTCCTTTTTCTGGAGTCCATAAAGCATGACCAACCTCGTGACCAATCATAAGGTTTTCTATATTTTCGTTTAAGTTTACGAATGTAGGAAGTGTAAGGACACGATTTTTTACATCGAATGATGCAGTTGGAACCTCGGCACGAACCACTTGTACATCTTCTGTACTAAGCAATTTTGCTAAGACATCTTTAGAATTGTTCATATTACCTCTCAATTTATCAATTTATATAAGTATTCTACACTATTTTGAGTCAAAAGTAAAGGTTTTTTTTACTTTTTTTAAACTATTTTGTTATTAAAAATCAATTACTTATAACTTTGTTTAAAATTTTCCTCTGAGTACCTGCGTTGTTTTGCCTTTTTTGGCGTCTTTTTTCATCTTTGTGATGGCTCTATCTAGCTTCATCTTAGATACTCTTTGTGTAAAATCTACTCCTAACATATGGTCATACTCATGTTGGAATACACGAGACAAATAACCATTAAGAGTTGTCCTTATTTCTTCACCTGTAAAGGTTTGATATTTTATTTTTATTACTCTAGGTCGTGTGACCATGAGCCAGAGGTTGGGTCGAGATAAACATCCTTCGGTCATTGTACTTACTTCTTCCGAGGACTCTTCTATCTCCATATTGAACATTGCCATGTTCGGTAATCCGAAACTTTCTTCAGGAGTAAGGCAAAAAACTTTGTATGGCAATCCTATTTGGTTTGCCGATAAACCTGCTCCAGTTAATTTCTTAGAAGTTTCAATTAACAACAATCCAAGTTTCGCAGCTTCTTCCTGCGGATACTCGTCAAACTTCCAGTCTTCTTGTGGGGAAGTTAGTATTGGATCGTCGTATGGTATTAATTCACCTTTTACATTATCTAGAATATTCATTAACTAATTCCTATTTGTTTCTCCAGTTTGGTTAGCTTATCTTTTAATTTTAATTTAAGATGTTTTAGTTGTTTAAGTTTTACTGAGTCATATTTGTGTTTTTCAACTTCTTCATGTATTTCTTTATGCTCGTAATTTGCTTTATTATATTGTTCCATTAAATGTGCTTGTGCGTTCATGTGTTATGCTCCTAACTGAATTGATGAAAAATCATTCTTCTTAACAAATTTAATTACACTCCTAAACTTGTCAAAAAGTTGATCCCCTTTGTGAGATATAACGAAAACATTTGTTCCTTCGCCAATTTCATTTAATACTTGTAGGAACAAATCAGTACCACTCATATCCATGCTACTATCAAATATTTCGTCAAGTAGTAATAGATTTGTATTTACTGAATTCTTCATCTTGGCTATTTGTCTCCAAGTAAATAGTATTGCAAGATCTATCCTCAACTTTTCTCCCTCTGAGAAACTGTCATAGGTAAACTCATCCCTGTATCTTGAACGAATTGTCTCGTTGAAATCTTCATCAAGTTCAAAGTGAACGAAGAAATCCATAGCTTGTAAATACTTATTAATGAGTTTGTTAATGATGGGTAGATACTGGCGAATAATTTCTGTCTTAATTCCAGTATCTGCGAGAAGAGTTTTTGATACATCTTCGATTTGTTTTTGTTCTTCAATGTTAGTTTTTTCCTCCACTGCTTCAACTGCAGATTTCGCTAAATCTTTCAACTTAGCTTTTTGGTTTACTACATTATCATCATCTATATTTAGATTCGATTGTTCTTCTACCAAGTCCTTATTTGTTTTTCCCAACAAACTAAGTGATTGATTGAGAGCACTTACCTCTGTGTTCTTTGACATAATGGTCTGGTTGATAGACGCAATCTCGTCATATCTTTTATTTAGTTTTTCCAGTGCTTGGGAAAGTGAATCATAATCATTTACAGCTTTACCAAGTTTATCACTTAGTTTTGTAACAATATTATTTTTATGCTCATGTTCAATACCTTGTTCACATTGTGGGCAAACATCATTATCTTCAAAGAACTGTAAATCTTTTTGAATACCTGTTTTCTTATTATTGAAACCAGCCATTAACTTCTTTGCTTTATCAATATCTTCGTTTACAGTATTAGTATCAGCGATCTGAGTATTTAAGTAATCAACATCTTTTAATAACTTTTCAACTTGAGTAGTGGTATTCTTTAATGTTTCTTCATTTATTCGTAGCTTTTCATTTATCTTTTCTACAGCTTCTTCTTTTACATTACTTAATTGGTCAAGTAATTCTTTTTGGGCATCTACATCTTTTTTAGCAATAGCAATAGCATTCTCTGCAGCAACCAACGATTCTTTAGTAATTCTTATTCTTTCAGTAAGCAACTCGTTCATAGTTCTAAAAATACGAATCTCAAGAATATCTTCAATAACTTGTCGTCTATGCCATTGTCCCATCTGCATAAATGGTAAATAACTAGCAGATCCTAGGATAACCATCTTACTGAAAGTTCGCCACTCAAAACCTATTATTTGAGTTTGTAAATAAGTTTGTGTATCAGCATTACTTGCGAAAGAGTCTAGCTTAATACCATCTGACCATATTTCTAGCTTGTTGGGTTTAGCACCTCGTAATACTTTATAATTCTTCCCGTGCGTGGAAAAGTCAATCTCCACTTCTAAGTTTTTATTGTTTATGCTATTTACCAATTGGTCTTTTTTTACTTTACGAAAAGGTCGTCCATAAAGAGAAAACATTAATGCGTCAAGAATAGTTGATTTCCCCTCACCATTCTTACCAACAATTAATGTAGTAGTAGAACGATTAAGATCTACCTCAGTCCACGCATTACCAGTACTAAGTAGATTTCTCCACTTAATTTTTTCAAATGTAATCATTCAGATGTTTCAGTCTCTAATTGTTGTGCTTCAGCATATAAACCACGAAGGAACCCTGTAATCTTTTCCTTATCAACAGTTGTTTCAACACTCTCAACATAACTAGTTAATATATTCATTGTATCTTCTAAATTAAGTTCTTCATCAATCTCACCATCTTTAAACTCAGCAAAGTCTTCAAGTATTCTTACATCGTGTGGATTAGCTTTGTAAATCTTTTTCATAAAGTCATCAAACTTTTTAAAGTCTGATTTATTATTTACAATAACTTTTACATATTTTTCTTTCATAATAGAAGCATCGTAATCAGTGTAATCATTTGTTACATCATCATACTCTACTCTTTCAAACATTGTGTATGGGTTTTCTATAAACTCAAGTTCCATAGTTTCTGTATCCCATATATGAAAACCTCTAGGATCTTTATAGTCTGACCAAGTTAATTCATATGGGTTTCCTAGATAGTAAACATGACCATCATTATTACGATGATGATAATGACCAGAGTAAACTAAAGCAAACTTGTTAAACCTTTCTGAATTTAAACCACCTTGAGATTTAACTCCACGATGCATTACGAAACCAGCTATCTCTAAATGTCCCATACATATTTCAGCAGTTGATTCCTGCAGTTTTTTCATACTCTCTTCATAATTATCAGTACAAATCCATGGTAGCATAAAAATTTCACGACCATCAACTGTTATATCCATTGCTTCAGGTATGGTAGTTATATTTCCATAATCATTTAATAGTAAGTCAATTGAATTAGTATCGTTGGTATTCTTATAATAGGTATCGTGATTACCAGCTAACATCCACATATTAATACCATTCTCATAAATAGGATCGAAAAAGAACTGTCTAGATCTTTTTAATGAATTATAATTAATGTATTTTCGGCGATCGAATGTATCACCAAGATTTAATATTGTCTTGATACCTCTTTCCTTTAGTGTAGGGAAAAAAGTATTTGTATAGAATTTATCCATGTAATCTACAAATGTTAGTGCATCTCCTCTAGCACCGAAATGTAGATCGGTAATAATAGCGACTTTACTCATTAGTTTCGTCCATAGCATCACTTAGTGGTGTGGACTTTTTTTCCTTTTTCTTTTTCTCTTTTGCTTCGAAGTAAGGATCGAGTTGTTGATTCTTTTTCATATACTCAATATATGCGTTAGTTCCTTCTCCATCTTCACCTGCTTCCATAAATGCGTCAACATCCATCTCAGCTATTAGTTTCTGTTTTACATAAGTTTGTTTCTTTTCTTTCTTAATCCTTCGTAGGAAAGCATAGAAAATAATCTGTGTAAAATATGAAAAAGGGTTGCCTGATTTATCTGGGTCAAAGTTATGTATATATTGAATACAGTTTTCAACTCCATCTAATATCATATCATCTCGGTAAGTATAGTTGATGAAGTTTGGTTTGTAAGAAAGGTGTGTACCAATCTTTAATAAACATTCACCGATATATTCTGGGATTCTTGGTTTGTCTTCTTTCGCTTTTTTCGCAGCAGCACATGCGTCTTTATAATCTTTCAATGCTTGTAGAAACATTTTATTATCAACATAATGCTGTGGCTTCTTCTTTGTATTAGCCATGTATTACTCCATTCATAAACATTATTCTATATTAAACATTCTTAAAAGTAAACTAGAATAATTTTTTTTATTTTGGGACTTTACTTTTAAGTTTTTTCAGAGTAGATTATGGGGTGTAGGGGGTTAAGCAATATAAAGTAATTACTAGAACCCAATAGACTCTCCACATCCACATGCAGCAGTAGAATTAGGATTAATTATCTTAATGTGCGAACCTGCGAAATCTTCTTCGTAATCGATCTCAGATCCCATAACATACACCTCTGCTAATTTATCCACTATGATTGTATCTTCGATAAGGGTGCCATCGGCGACTTCGTTTGTTTCTTCCCACTTATAAGTAAACCCAGCACAACCTCCACCATCGAGGGCGAGTCGTGCGTACTTCATGCCAGACTTTTCAAGTCTTGCTTGTATATACTGTTTTGCTGGAATCGTTATACTTATCAATGGATTGTCGTTTTCTTTTTGCCAATTTTACCAAGCAGGTAATCTAAAACTTCTGCAGTATCTTCTAATCTTGGATCTTCAGGTAATACTTCTTCTGCTCTTTGTTGCATAGCTTCAGCAGTTTTTCTTAGCATTCCCTGAGTATCGGATAATCTTTTCTTTGGCACTGGAACATCAACTAGTTTTTCGTATTCTTCAACTAGTTCAATATAGAAAGGAATAGAAAAGTTGTGTAGTAGCTTAGTAAACATTAGATTGTCTTTTCTAAAAGTAAATTTTCTATCTTCTGCGAAACCACAGAATGGTGCAGCAGCAGTGACATCAACGACCATATCTTGTCGTCTGTCATGAATAGTTTTTAATTCAAAAGGATATTCAATGGAAATAGTTTGTTCATCTTCTGCACGAATAGTAGCCACTAGAGTTTCCCCTGTGGTTAGCTTTAGCAAAATAAACTCGTCATCTTCCTTAATTAGTTTATCCATTTATATTTACCTCTACAATCTTGTAGTTAAATTTTTCTTCTGAGTAAATTGAAAGTCGTTCTGAAAAGTGTTTTAATGTATGATTCTTCCAAGATTTCCAAGACAGGTCATCAGCTACATCATACAAACTACAACTTTCTTTACCCTCCTTCAATCTTAAACCTCTACCAATTGATTGTAAGTTTCGTATCTTACTTTTACTTGGCGAAGCGAAAATAATATTTTCGATAGATGGTATATTAATGCCAGTCGAGAATGTACCAAAAGAAGCAACTATGATATTGTTGTCTGTATCACCTGCTATTTCTCTGACCTTTTCCCTATCCTTAACGACTGTGTCCCCTGACACAAACCAGATGTCCTTTGAACCATCTACCTTATTATTTAGGTCTTCATATAATGGGATTCCGTGTTTCTGTACAAACTGATATAAGACTAAAGTATTTCCTTTTAAATCCGCAGCCAAGTTGACTATAAATTTATTTCTAGCATCGTTAGTGACTAAGAAGTCCATCTCGTCAGCATACTTATTTGTTTTTCTACCTTGCCTTGTTAATTCATCGTACTTTAATAACAAACAAGTAATATCTAGTTCGGCAACCTTTTTATCTTCCATTAATTTTTTAGTTGTAGTGACAGCGAACACTGGTCCAAACACACCTTCTAATACCAGCTTATGTACTTTCTTTCCATCAATCGTACCAGTCGTGCCGATCCTGTAATTACAATTAATTAATTTATCCATACAAGTAGTAAGCGACCTTGCTTTAAACTGATGTGCTTCATCTCCGAAGCATACATCAAACTGAGCGAACCATTGTCTAGGTTGTTTATATACTGACTGCCAAGTCGTAATTAATACATCTTTATCGATGTCTTTTGTAAATCCTGAGTATAATTTTTGTACATGGTCGTTCACTTGCCATCCATTTATGCTTGAATAGTCTTCGAAGTCTTTGTATAGTTGCTCAACGAGAGAGGTCGTTGGTACTATTATGATTGCTTTTTTACCTTGTTCTAGTAAATATCTAAGAGTTGAATAGATGATTAGTGATTTACCAGACGCAGTAGGAGAGACTAGGAGCGTTCTTTCATCATTTAGAGCTTTATGTATAGCTTCGACCTGATACTCCCTGACAGCGATATTTCGTCCTTTTGATGCTATTTCAAGAGAATCTACCCAGTTTTCTACCTCTTCAAAGGGTATTTTTCGGTCTATTACTATTAAATCCTTACATTCTATGTCATATCCTCGCTCAACAGCAAATTTTTCGACATATCGGTATAATCCAAGGTAAAGTGTGTGTCTAATTCTGTCATATTGACGAATTTTACCATCCCAAAGGCGAGATCTGAACTGTGGTGTGAATTGTGCACCTGGAACTGAGTATGTGAAGTAATCTGAGAGTTCCTGCTCTACTGCAGGCTCAGAAAAACAGCGAATATGTATATTACTCGCCTTTTCGATGGTTATTTTAGGCACCTGATATAAACTTTTTCCATTCGATTGAGTTTTTTATGTCCCAACCTCTACTTGATATTGATTTCATGATGCTTTCAGTCGCATATACCATGTCTTCTAGGTAAGATATGCGTACTGTCATCTTAATTAGGTCGTCATCCCCATGTAATAGGTCATCTTGTACTGATTTTATGGGTTTTATGCCTTGATATTGTTCCCAACCATGTTCTTCTAACTCTTCACGACCTAATTCTCCATTGTAGTAGCGAATTTTCAGTCGTCTTAGCTGATGAAACTCTGCTCTTTGCTTAGTAAGTTTCATTTTGAACTCCATTAGGAATTTTAAATACTTTTGGTGTAGGTTTGGAATGCGTACAGCTTCTTTATCTAGATGGTCATCGTCAACCAAGCTGTCTTTCGCCCATTCATCCTGTAGTTCTTGTAAATTCATAGTAAAATTACTCCTTTAGACCTTAATTCTAAAGGTTTTTTTCTTAAAAGTAAAGTTATGAGATGTTGTAATATGCGTATTTAAAGGTCGCACGAGTAGAGACCATCATTACATCCTGCATTTTTGCTTCAAATTGTATTGGTTCTAGGGAAATAGGGAAACAATCAACGAATGTAAAGGTTTTTACAGGTCGATTTTGCCCTGATAAGACAACAAGTGTAGAGTCTGAGTAGTTTTGAGATATCTCAGATATCTTTGCTTTCTCATCTGATGTTAAGTAAGAGAGATATTGTTCATGTTTTTGTGGAAATCCTAAGCCAATCATCCAATCATGTATTGCTTTCCAATTTACCATTTGAGCATCAACCTGAAACTCTACCACAAGTTCTTGATATGTGATTATTTCTCCAGGGATTGGGTTAGCTACAAGAGGTGTAGCTTGATTAAATTCACCTAGATTAATTCCAGGCAAGTTTACTGACTGTACAAAGAATGTAGTATCAGGTAATCTATCAACTTGAAATGTAAAGCCATTAGGATTTAATGGCGAAATGTCAGTTGGGAATTTATTTGAATATGCTGTCAATTAATTTTCCTCTTTTGTAATCGTTTTAAATGTAGCAAGTGGGTTGCCCACATCTTTTTAAATTCCTTGTCCTGAGCACGCATATGTACTCGTTCAAGTTTAGCAATCCTTCTAGCTAGAAGTTCTTCTGGTTCCATTTTCCCTTTGTTTTATTTTTTCTTTAAGGTCTTTTTTGGTTTTCCACATTTCCTTCAACTTAGGATCGGAAGTTTTATCGATTATATTATCGATGCCTTCTATATCTTTTAATAAACTTTCCTTCATAGCAATATCCCTAGAGCAAGTAAACCTATCGCCAACCCTGTCAAAAAAGACATAAAGATAAGCTGATAGTAATCTATTTCAAAAGTAATTTGAAACCAATCTATCGCTCGTTCATATAATTCAATCAGTCTGGACATAACATATCTCCAGCTACTATTTAGGTGTTTCTAAAAGTTAGATACCAATATAATACTGATGGAACCAGATAACTGCGACAGCGAGGGTACAAGGAACGATGGCAACTAGGGATGGGAGCAACACCATATATAGCATGGGTTTCTCGACCATAAAGTCGACATCGTCCTCGTGAGTTTTGGTAGGTTTAGAATCCAAGATAACTCAGTCGCATCGTCACGACTGTGGCAACTGGGAATCCTAAAGGAAGAGCAATGTATGCTAGAAATTTGGCTACTGCTTTGGTTTTTCGCACCATGCTCTTCGTTAATTTAATAACTGTGGACATGGTTTTTCCTGTAAGTGTGTTTAAAAAAGTTATAAAAAGATATTTTTTTATAACCACCGAAAATATTTAGTAAAAAAAAGAAGGCAAGGGAGTTATAAGGTTATATTAAAACTGCCCTGCCTTCCCAAAGTATTAGTGTTTTATGCCACGATACTGTAAACCAGTATCAGACTTTACACTTTCTTTTTTTATGGCACCATGCTTGACACCTCTGTAAATACCAGCTTGTGGTTTTGACACCTCTTTGCTGACATTCTCGTCAGTGACTTTGATACCTCTGTAGAAAGTAGTCATCTTTTCCTCCAGATCTTATTAGGTTAATATTAAGTCATATTTAAATGACAGCCTAATGCGTTCCTTCAGTCGGATTGTCGGTCTCGTTCCCTTTCGATCGCGTCTAATCGGTACTAGCTTGCCCCACTGGAATGTGGGAGGTTTTCCTGTTCCTACTTACTTCCGTCCACTGCTACATTTAGAGTGAATGAACGATGTTAGTAAACTAACACTATTATTTAGCCTGAAAAAAAGTTAAAAGTCAAGCATA